ACCAACAAGATCTAAAGGATGTTGTCCTATTTGTTCATTGGTTTGCTCATGTAGCCTGGAGCCTTCATCAACCTCCATAGGCCATGAGCATAAATTGAGTACTTATTTTTACGCAAAGCACTAATGCGTTGTTTTTGTTTGGATTTCTTGTTCTCTCGATCCTTTTTGGTCTGGTCAAGAGAAACCTTTTCATATCCAATGAAAGGTTTGTGTTTCCTAGTATTAAGTGGCTTAAATTCAGATGCGTAAGCAACAATAGGGACACTCTTAATAAATGATTCCATAGGTCCAGCTACTTCAAAATCAGGTCCAGCGGATTGCTCGACTAAGATATTAATACTACTTGTGACAGTGGCCGGGGCAGTGAGTGGATTTAAGACCCAAGCATTAAGTGAACCATTTGGTCCCATAGCATCTGATCTCCAGGGAATAGAGGAGACCCAAGGAATAACAACCTCAAAAGAATAACTATCTCTAAGATCCCAAACCCATTTATAAGAATAAACAGCATCTGTAAAAGTAGGTGTTGGGGAGACAGTAGAATTGGTTGGTTCATAGACAAACATTATTCGACCAACATGGAAATCTGTTTTAGCAGCATAAAATCTGTAAACCATAGAACCACGCCAATATGCGAAACTATTGGCAACATAACCACATGGGGGATAGATAGTAATGTTAATGGCTGGAAGAACAGATGGTGTTACAGTAAGATTTGTAGCTTGAAAAGGTGTGACTGAGAGCCTAAAAAGTTGTGAACCAGCAACAGAAGCACTAGCCCAATTAGAGGTATAGATGTAACTAGGAATGGATGAGATGTAAGCAATAGACATTTCATCGACATCAGAACCTGCAAAACCGGGGAGGACAGCAATCTTATTACCAGCAGTAAGAGCGAAGGAGTCAACAGTATCATTAACATCACAATTATTAGGGTGGGAACCAATACGCGGTACAAAACTGGATCGAATGGAAGTGTCAACAACGTTGCTATAACCAAAAGCGGAAAAAGCTTTGGAGAGTCCATTTAAAAACCAAGCGGTGGGTGCAGAAACACTAGATAGCAATGGGACATTGCTACCAAGCGCACTTATCCCAGAAGAGATGGTCTTAAGTGGTGTGGAGATAGAATATGATGTGTCTTCATCATCACCAGGTGTATACCTACGGTTGGATCGCTTCTTACCTTTAGTAAGTGAAGAAGCTTGAGCAGAAGGATAAAACAATTCAACGTCTTCAAAATGGCACCAACAAGTTAAAGGTATATCACCACCAATAGATGGTGAATATACGGTAACTCGAACAGTTGCCCAATCTATAGGAATCGTTCTATTGTAAAAGAGTTCTGGAGAAATAAAAGGAACTTTAATTAAGGCTTCATCAGATTCTGCAACATTAAATCTAACACTTGGAAGCTGACTTTTATAAATAATATTTGAATTAATCATATTATTTCTAAGTACAGATAAGTGTCCAGCAGCAGGCAAAATACTAATAAGCAAGATGCCACCCTGGAATTTTTGTGCATTGGCTTGAATACGCATGACCAAAGATCCCTTGAATCCCATAAAACCCTTAATCTTCTCTTGCCACATACCAGTGGTAATAACGGCACTGGGTACACTCATAGTCATCAAATTGGTATTTTGTGCTTGAGCATTGGTCCAGACAACAGATCCAGAGGGGCAAATTATAGGACGGGCCAAGAAATCTCTAATTTCATGAATATTAGGTTCAGAATTAGTATTAATAAGGGGGTTTGTTTTTGTAAAGTCCGCAAAGTCAGTCGTTTTAGTAGTAGTAGAGATCACATCAAGTAAGAGTTGTTGTTTGTCAACAGCAAATTCTCCTTGACTAGTTTCAGTATTTATATTATCATCAATAGTAGTAGCTGGTGGATTATTATATCCTGTTGGCCACCAAACCAACAAAATAACTTTCAAGTTCACTGGATTTATTTTATATAGCATCCTGTGTGGTATCGTTAAATAACAAACTATGGTATAAAGCCCGCATTGCAAGGGAAGGTTGGGCTTGAAAGGTTCGTTTAACCCTTCCCTTGAAGATCAGACTTAATATCCGAGATTTTGCTTGAGCGTTTCCGCTCTTCGCAAAGTAAAATCAGTTACGTCGGAAACATAACCAAAGTCTTCTAACATTTTAGGGGCTATTTTAGAGAGGATATCATTATAATTCTCCTCCTCATGAAGTGAAAGTTCTGTTAGAAAACTTTCATAACACTGTTGAACATTGGATTTAAAATGTTTACCACCACGACAATAATACATCATCTGACGGACAACATTCCAATCTAGAGGGGCAAGGTAGAAACCTTCAGGCTGTTTAACAAAGTACCTTTTAAGAAAAGAGACCTCACCAATGGATCTAAAGGCATCCACGTGTTCATCTTTATCTTCAGATGTGTACACCAAGTTGAATTCAAGCAAGGCCTCAGCAATCTGTTTGGGAGAGAAGATCTCTTTACTATCATCGTCGACACTTATAATATTATCATCACCATAACATATCATACGGATGTGCTTATTGAAATTCTTGGCCGAACTTAATTGTCGTGCGTTACACGATATCCAAGACAAGCGAATAACCAATGCATTATAAAAACAGTTCACCAAAGTGGTTAAAGGGTTACCCGAGGGCATACCCGTGTGCCATGTATATATGACTGAACCCTTTATATGTACGCTATTATAAACTTCTATGAACAAAGTTCTGCGAATAAGGGCATTTTCAGGCCCGTCATCATAAAAATCATTTATAATATCAACAATACAATTACCTATGGATATATTAGCACTCTTATCAAAACCGGAATAATCACCAGCAACCATGTTTGGTCCTACCTCATGCAGGTATTTAACCATGTGGGTCCATTCATCACTAGTTGGGTTTACACCCATGGCAAATCCGTTCTTAATTCGGTTGTCCATAATCCATTTGGAAAAGGCTAAGAAGTACATACGAACAACTATAATATATTGCAAGGGAGCACCAGAGATTAGTCTGGTCTTGACATCGGCCACTTTCTCAAGTGGCCGTAGCTCATCCTTAAGATGGTCAGTATAGATATGTAGGCTGCGTTCTCCTTTACGAGCTTTAACAATGATATCATCTACGAGTGATCGCATGGCCTCACACTCCTTACTAGTGAATTCATAATCACCATCATAGCCAAACCAGGCTTTCTTACCTGGTATAGCATTGCTCTTTTCTCGAGAGTGGGGGTAACCAGCTGATGTAGCCCGTGAAATGCCATCAATAAAATCTACCCCAGCGATACCAGCAACTGCAACATCAAAGGAATAAATACACCCCTCAAAGGGGGTGCTATTTGTCTTGACGTGAGACACAAGACTCTGTGAAGCCGCTGTCAATGCCGGTGCGAAAATGTATGGTATAGATTTATCATAACCAGAAATAGCAATATCTAAGGGATCAACCATAATACCATCCTTATGTATGCGGGCTAGTTGGGCCGGGGCCTTATCGCACTCACCAAACATACCATATAAGCTGTACACCTTCTTAAGTTGGGATTTGGTGGTCTGATGTATAGGTAAAAGTGCTTTGCCCAAAGCTCTGAAGTTACCGGGTGGGGGTCTAGCTTCTTTGCTTAGTATAAGGGTTGATTCTGGAGGGCTTTGTATATCAAACAGATTAAATGCGTCGACCGCAGAAGTGATATCTTCAGATGTTGTGAGAGCACAATAACCGACATCAGAAAAGAACAAGGGCATTTTTGATCCAGCAACATGTATACCAAGTAAAGGTCGAGGGTATGTAGCCGCATCGCGGGCCATCAATAGAGCCCCACAATCACCAGGTTCTGAGTCACAGTTGTATTTAGCAGCAAGGGTGCAATTAATCTTATCATCACCACCATAATATGAAACACCTTGTTTACATATGGAAACATCAACATCTGAAACATTGACACAATCTATATCTATATTGACAAACTTTGCTTCAATATCTTGAACACCACGTAAGTCTTCAATAGTACAAAATAAACGCAAGATATTAGGAAATATCTTACTCTGACCTGGAAGTAGAAAGAGTGTTAAATCAGAGTGGTCAATGCGCTTCTGTTTCGCGTCCAAAAACTCGCGAACAGAACTCTCCTTGAAGAGTTCTCCATTTGGGAACAGTAGTCGCACAGAATCAAAGTCACTATAAGATTCAGAATCAAGACGCTTTTGCATAAATGTAAAATAGTGTGTCGGTAAAATAGCCACAGAACCAGCTAAAACCGTAATAACCCCACTTTTTGTGGTACAATCAGGTAATTGCAGGATAAGTGAATTCTTATTTATGATCTTACGAATAATGTCATCATCTGTCTTAGCCTGGGTCGTTATATACTCTTTAATTTTGGAAAAATTGTCTACACGTTTATTTGTTCGACGGTATATCTCAGAAGATGGAGGTTTGTGTGACATATTTGTGGGCCATAAAGTGTAAATAAGTACACCAACAGCAGAAACAAATGTAGATAGCATAGCAGCATATTTGAGAAATGGGTATTCCTCGTTAAGTTTGGCTAATATAGCTGTAGCTTTGTCTAGGTATGCTTTGAAATATCCAGCACAAGTGACCATTTTACTGCGAATAATAGTGGTGGAATCAACCTTCAAAATTTTCTGTATATTTGGGAGCGTAAGTTTATCAATCAATTTTAATATGTTTTCTCTAAACATATTGCCCATCAATTCTTTCCAAGTACTGGCAGTTGTTGTAAGGTAATCAATAATTATACACGCATGTCTAATTGTAAAATCCTTTAAGCTTGCACACTTTTTCATGAGCATCTTAATAGCATCTTTTTCATCCTCTCTAGCAACCTCGAGGGTCATCTCAGTATAAAGAGGTTCGATAAGATCATCATCGAACTCTAAGTCCTCAACGTCAATCATATCAACATATTTTTGTCTATATTCTCTATGATTTATGGCATTATTAAGTATTTCATCACACTCAACATTGACCCTTTCATGGGCAGCAACTTTATCAAAGTATCTCTGGGAACAAGCCTCAACAAATTTATCAAAAGATAATGTCTTGGAGACAGTACCCTTAGCGCTTGCCGAAACACCCTGCATAATATCAAATACCCATGAATTGGAGCTGAATTGTTCAATATCCATTTTGATACCCTCGTCCCCCAATCTGGTAACACCATATGGTTTACCATTAGGACCGACATCAGGGTTAACACGCACATCGACTATAAAATCAAATCGCCGTATTAATGCCTCCTTAGATTTAATAGATTGCACAGTATGAAAGTTAATTTCATTTGTAGTGCAAAATAAAACCTTAGAAGTGAATATGTTTGAACCTTTTTCATTAAGGGAGGCCATATGAAGAACATAAGGAAAACTATTAGTGGCTCTAATAAGAGCCATGTACTCGTTATCTAAATTACCTGCGACATCAACACATTGGCCGAAGTCATCCATAACAGTTGCGAATTGGCCTCTATAGCCATCCCAGTATGCCGTCTCAACATTGCGAACATAAACAAATTGGTCCATACGTTCTCTGAGAGCGGGCAAATCTTCTCTAGGTAAAATATTGGCTAAGAGTGATGAGAGGAAAGGCTTACTCAAAACTGATTTACCAACACCAGACTCGCCACGAATTAAAATAGTCAACGGCTCAACTCTACTAAAGGAACTTTTGATAGTAGATTGGTCAAAGGGTCTCCTGATCTTTTCAAGTAATGTGAGAAAATATTTAACACGTGTATGTACCTGATCTTTTTGATCTCCAAAACGCTCATAGGTTATGATGGAAATACCAACTACTTGAAGCCTAATGATCGAGTCATAATTTTCTAGATTAACTGAAAGATTATTATCGAAGCTTCTACTAACAAGTGCGGAAACGTTCTCAAAGAATCGTTGCACTTGAGGAAAGTTTGAACTACAATCTAGGATGGGTTCCATGCCAAGTATGTGTTCTCTCACATAGTTGATACAATAGTTAACAACCTCAAGAGCAGAGTCCAATGCGAATTTGAATCCCTGGGTTGCTTTCGGTAAGTTGGCAAGATTAGACATTACATCCTTAATATTAAACTTAAAGTTCTTAGCTCCAGCCACAGTTGAGGTGGCGAGCAACAGGAGTGATGTTATACCAGACCATGGTATATCAGTAAGAGCCTGAGCCTTGGGCTGGGGTTTGAGAAATTTATACGCCTCTCTAAGGGCGTCCGATGCACCAAATAAAGCAAGTGGTAACATGGAAATAACGCGTTTAAGGTGTTCATCATCGTTATCACAATAATATTTAATCGTGCCGTACATAGCATAGCAC